GCCTACAAGCATGCTAAAGCAAAGCTTGGTGTAGATGTTGATCCTGAAGAGATTGACAGTAAAGTTGCTTCTGGACCTAGAAAACCATCTAAGGGTAAGACTAATACCTATCGTCTGTTGGATAAAGGTGGTAAGAAAGCAATTCAGGTTCAAGTCTATGGTATGGACAATGGTAAGTATGAACTGAACATGTATAAAGAGTCAGTTGATATTAATGAAAAGATGGACCCTACTGATCACGTCAAAGAAAAAGACGGTAAGTTCTGTGTCTATAATAAAGACGGTGAAGTAGCAGCAGAGTTTGATAACAAAAAAGATGCTGATGCCTATGCTATCAAAAACCATGACAAACTGATGGAATATGTAGAAGTAGGCACTAATACTATTCGAAAGTCTTATGCTAAGGCAACACCGGGACAAACTAATGAACTTACTGGCACAGACAAAGCAATCGCTGGTGCTGCTTTAGGTGCATTAGGATACGGTGCTAAGAAAGCAGTTGATAGATTTAACCCCACTAAAGTCCGTGATGCTCGTAAAAAGCGTATGGAACGTGACGCAGAAAAAAGACAAGCTGAGCGTGACATTGCTCAAATGAAACGTAAAAAACTACAGGGCAGCAACTAATGAAATCCTTTAAGTTTTTCTCTGAAGAATTCCTAGAAGAACAAGCAGAAATGCTGATGGAAAAACTTATTACCTTTGGTGGTAAAGCATATCCTAAGTTTGGCAATGTTCTAATCATGGCAGGTGGTGCAGGTTCTGGTAAAGGTTTTGTTCAAAGCAATCTTATTGGTCTTGAAGGTAAGTCTTTTGATCCTGATGCACTCAAGAAGTTGGCAGGTAAATCTCCACTCATTAACAAAAGAGTTAAAGATGAGTTTGGTGTAGACCTGAAAGACTTAGGTGCTAAACTCAAGGTTCCTGAAAACGTTTCTAAGTTACATGCTATTATTGGTGATGCACTAAACTTGCCAAACAGAAAAGAATCTGCATTCTTTGCTTCTGTTATGAGTGCTGCTGCTGACCGTAAACCAAATATTATTTTTGATACAACACTCAAAGATGCCGGTAAGTTACAGAAACTTTCTAGTCAAGTTACAGAACTTGGATATGATAAAAAGAATATTCATATTGTATGGGTTGTCAACGATATTGAAGTTGCTAAAAAGCAGAACTTAGAGCGTCCTAGAGTTGTTCCCACAGAGATTTTGATTAATACTCATAGAGGTGCATCTAATACTATGGGTGATATTCTCAGAATGGGTAAATCACTTAGTAACTATATGGACGGTGATCTTGTATTTGCCTTTAACAAAATTGATGTAGATACTGAACTAGTTAAGTCTAAAACACGCAATAAACGTGGTGATAAAGCTTTCTATGTTAAAGATGCAAACTATGTCTATATCAAACGTGCTGGTAAATCTTTACCTCCTTTAGATACACTCAATAAACAAATGCTTGCTAAAGTCAAGGAATATGTTCCTAAAAATATTGACTGGGAGAACCTAGAACTATGAAGTCATTCGGTTGTTACATAGATGAACCTCCTATGTTGGAAGAGTCTGAATACCAAGGTAAGAAGGTAACTCTTAATAATCCTTTTAGAACCTCTGGTGGACCTAAGAAGTTCTCTGTATATGTTAAGAACGAAAAGGGTAATGTGGTCAAGGTAAACTTTGGTGACCCTAATATGGAAATCAAACGTGATGACCCTGCTAGACGTAAGAGTTTTAGAGCAAGACATAACTGTGAAAATCCCGGTCCTAAATGGAAAGCAAGATATTGGTCTTGTTACCAGTGGCGTTCTGGTTCAAAGGTAGATAACTAAAATGGCCAGCACTAATGCAGAACGCATGGATCGTATTGAAACTAAGATTGATAAACTTTCTGAAGTTCTTGTGCATATGGCACGGGTTGAAGAGAAGTTAATTAACCAAGAAGAAGACCATAAGATACTGAGAAAAGATATTTACACCATCTATGATAAACTAGCAGAGATGGAAAAGATCGTTCAAAAAAATCAGATAACTGTAAATATTATAAATAGAATCAGTTGGATAATCATTACAGGCGTGGTGGGTGGTTTTGGCACCTTAATCACCTACCTGTTCAATAAGTAATAAGGAATAAAAAAATGTCAATGAGAACTGCCTTGATGGAAATGGCACAGAATCAATTAGATGAAGCTCGTAAACCAAGTCCCGGCAAGGATGACGGATTTGCAACACCAGACCCCCGTGCTACAAAGACCGTTGATTATGGTAAACGTATGACTGATGCTCAAAAGAAAAACTTTCATGCTCTTAAAAAGAAAATGACTGATGGACCAGAGCATCAAAAGATCATGCGCAAGAACCAAAGCCGTATAAAGTCGGATGATGAGTTTCATAACCTCGTTTTGAAAAAGGCAATGTCTGAAGAAGTTGAACTTGATGAAGCAACAGTTTCGGTATATAAGCCTATGTCCGCATCCCCGGGTAAGACTGTGAGCAATAAAGTTCAGGTTAAATCTTTCAAAGATCGTAATGCAATGGGCGCATTTCTCAGCAAGGGTGGTAATGGATTGTCTTGGAAAGAAACTGGTGTTAGCGGATTGAAGTCCGGTAAATACAAGCTCAACATGGTTCGTGGTAAGGATGGTAAGCCTGCCCGTGAATTTATCAAAGAGTCTGTTGAACGTGCTGCATGGGTGCCAGAGTCTATTGCTGATGAGCAAGTAGAAGCATTCATGGAAGCAACTCTTGCTGCTGTAACAGAAGGTGCTGATACTTTTGTATTTGAAGGTAAGTCCTACAAGGCAAAGTCTAAAGCAGAGGCAAAGAAACTTGACCCTGTAGGTCAGGCAGATGCTGATATCGACAATGACGGTGATGTAGATAGTTCTGATGACTACCTGAAGAACCGTCGTAAAGCAATCAAAAAGTCTATGAAAGACGATGATGACGATGAAGTAAATGAGATTGATGGCGCAGCTTCTGGTATGCGAGCAGCAGATAAAGAACCTACTGTTAATCTCAAGGCACTGAAGAAGCGTCGTGCTGCTGAAAAGGCAAGAAAGACTGCACGTCCTAGTCCTCTTCGTGGTAAGAAAGACATGAAGTTTGAGTCTGTAGAAGTAGAAGAAGCAAAAGCACCGGGTGCTACTGCACAGCATGGAGTAGATGCTAATACACAGGATACATATGAGAAGCAGTTGTCTACTCGTAAAGGTGAAAAAGACTTTGTGGACCAGCACTCTATGGAAGTTGGTATGGATATTGAAAAGATTACTGCTGAAAACAAAAAGAGTATTGAAGATGCTCTTAAGGTAACACCACCTAGAATGGGTGATCAGAAATCTGGTGACAACTCTTTTGTAAGTCCTATTCAGTCTAATATCATTGATGGTATTACTAAAGCATTACAACAAATGAAAACGAATAACTAAAGGATTAATAATATGTTGAAAGCTCCTGCATGGGCAAAAAATGCCATTCCTACTGAAAAAGGTTGGGTAAGTCCTAAAGGCGAACTTCTGGTTGCTAGAAAACTTTCTGATAGACAGTTGACAGAGTATTGGAATGCACAAAAGAACGATGCTCCTGCTCCTGCTCCTATTCAAGAACCAGCACCAATCATTGAAGCAGACCCTATTATTGAAGAGGCAGCACCTACTGCTGAACCTCTGATTGAAGCAGAACCGGATGTAGATCATTGGTCTTTGACTAAGGCACAACTGGTAGAGCATGCTGCTGATGTTCATGGAGTAGAACTTGATTCTACTATGACTAAATCAAAAATGATTGAGGCACTTGAAGCACAAATCTAAATCATGAAAATCCTTAGTGAAAAAGTAGAGGTAACAGAAGAGAACTATCTTATTGTTGCCGCTAAACATTATAATAATCCTCAGTGTTCTAGTACTGATGAATTCTATGCTGACCTTGATCGTATCAAGTATATCAAAAGAATTATCAATCGGTATCTAGAAACTGGGGAATTATCTGAAAGATTACTGATTAATCATATTATCGTATTCTGTAATGTATTTGGTATTGAGATTGGTGTAAAGATGATGGCACTAAAATTAGACTACAAATACTGGCCTGTCATCAAATCATTCTTAGTATTCCTAAAGTATATTGAACCAGCTGATTTAGTTGGTATTAAGATGGACCCAAAAGTTATTAATATTTTAAGAGAGATTTAATGTCCCTTTCAACAGTTACTGATACCATATACACCTATAGATTTTTGAAATTGTTGGTAACTCCATTCAACAAGACCAAAGCATATGAGTTTGGTATTGTAGATGAGAATGGCAAACGGACTGACAAAGAAATCACAAATTCTGCTGAGAGAGATTCGTTTAACCTCTTCCACAGACTAGCATTTAATATGAAAAGATTGCTTGGCGCATTCCCCGGTGGTAAGTCTCGTATTGCATCCTATGTAGCAGCATTAGCACTCCTTAGAGAGAGTTATGGGGTTGATACAGAGACTGTAATAAACGAAATGAGTATTGATGAGGGTGATAAAGAATCTATCTCTACACTCCTAGAAGACTACTCTGAAGCACACCATCCTAAGAAAAAGAAAAAGAAGACTATTGAAAATGAAGAGGCTGGCACCACTACTGCTGATGTTGCTATGCCTCCTACACATATGAAGTTTAAGGCATTCGTAAGACGTAAAAAGGTAGACTAATATGTTTGCACTTCTTGGTTCTGTTCTAGGTTTCGGCACTTCCTTTGCTCCAAAGATTTTGGAGACGATTAATAAAGGTCGTGAACAGAAGCATGAACTTGCTAAGATGAAAATGTCTGCTGATATTAAGATGCAGATGCAAGATGCTGAGTTTGATCATCTACAAGACATGGCTCACCATGAAGAACATAAACGTCTAATCGAACATGATATTGCTATCTCCAAAGAGACAGGGTTCTTTGCAGGACTTAAAAAAGGTGTGCGACCAATCATCACATACTGTTTCTTTGGTTTCTTTCTGTTCTATAAAATAGTCCTTGTAATGGAAGCAATGCGGTCAGGACAGGATATGGCAGCAATATCTGATGTAATATGGGATCCACAATCCCAATCTATCTTTGCAGCAATCATTTCATTTTGGTTTGGTTCACGGGCAGTTGAAAAACTAAAATAACTTGACAATGTGTAAAAAATAAGATAGTATAAGTAATACACTAATTACACAACTCCATACAAAATAAGAGGTAGGTTCTATGACAAACGGTCTAGACATGAGGGATTTTTTGTCCCAAACTAAATTCTATGAAGGTTATTCACGGTATATTGACGACGAAAACAGATATGAAAGTTGGGATGAATCTGTTGACCGTGTAATGGCAATGCACAAAGGTTATTATAAAGATAAGATGTCTACTGCACTTGCAAATGAAATGGCAACTGCTAGTAGTGCATATAAAGAAAAACGTGTTCTAGGCGCACAACGTGCTTTACAGTTTGGTGGTGACCAGCTGCTTAAACATCAAATGAAAATGTATAACTGCACATCCTCTTATGTAGATCGTGCATCTTTCTTTGGTGAATATTTCTATATTCTTTTGTGTGGTGCAGGTGCAGGTTTCTCTGTCCAGAACCACCATGTCAATAAACTCCCTGCTATCCAAGAACGTAAGAAGCAAGCAAAAGGTTATATTGTAGAAGATAGTATTGAAGGTTGGGCTTCTGCTCTGGATGTTCTGATGTCATCTTACTTTGTTGGTGGTGGTAACTACCCTGAGTTTGAAGGTCGTAGAGTATTCTTTGATATGACTAACATTCGTCCCAAGGGTGCAAAGATTTCTGGTGGATTTAAAGCACCGGGTCCAGATGGTCTGCGTCAGGCACTTGACCGTATTGAATACCTTATTCAAGGTGTTGTAATGGGTTCTAAGGAACCTGTGCAGTTACGTCCTATTCATGTCTATGACATTGCTATGCACTGTGCTGATGCTGTTCTGTCAGGTGGTGTGCGTCGGTCTGCTACTATCTGTCTGTTCTCTCCTGATGATACAGAGATGATGAATGCTAAGACAGGCAACTGGTTTACTGATAATCCACAACGTGCAAGGTCTAATAACTCTGCTGTGATTGTTCGTAAAGAAACTAGCAAAGAACAGTTTATGGGTATCATGGACAGTATTAAGCAGTTTGGTGAACCCGGATTTGTATTTGTAGAATCTACTGAGCATACAACTAATCCATGTGTAGAGATTGGTATGTTCCCACAGATTGATGGTCAGTCTGGTTGGCAGGGTTGTAACCTGACAGAGATTAACGGTGGACTGTGTGTAGATGAAGAGTCATTCTACAAGGCATGTGAAGCTGGTGCTATTCTTGGCACACTACAGGCAGGATATACAGACTTTACATACTTACCTGATACTACAAAAGCAATCTTTGACCGTGAAGCACTTCTTGGTGTGTCTATCACTGGATGGATGAATAATCCTGATATTCTTTTTGATGGTAAGATTCTAGAAAAGGGTGCAGAGATTGTTAAAGAGACTAATAAAAGAGTTGCTGAGTTACTTGGTATTAATGCTGCTGCTCGGACTACTTGTGTTAAGCCTTCTGGCAATGCTTCTGTACTCCTTGGCACTGCAAGCGGAATTCATGCTGAACACTCTGAGCAATACATTAGAAACATTCAACTGAACAAAGACTCTGAAGTTGCACAGTTGATTGCTAAGACTAACCCTAACATGGTAGAAGACTCTGTATGGTCTGCTAATGGAACTGACTTTGTTGTTTCGTTCCCTATTACACCCAAGCAAGGTTCTATTCTGAAAGATAAACTTATTGGAACTGACCACCTTGACTTAGTTGCCAAGGCACAAAAGCATTGGGTAAACACTGGCAAAAATCCAGAACTATGCGCAGACCCTACAGTATCACATAACGTTTCTAATACTATTCTAGTAGAGGATTGGGATGATGTTGCTGAATATGTTTATAGCAATAGGAATAATTTTGCTGGTATTTCTTTCTTGTCTACTTCTGGCGATAAAGATTTCAATCAAGCACCGAACACTGAAGTTCTCGACGCTGAGAAAATGGTTGAAAAGTATGGAGTGGCTGCTGTATTAGCATCTGGTCTAGTTGTAGATGGTCTACAGGCATTTGATGACCTTTGGATGGGTTGTATGACTGCACAGGGATATGGTGAAGATATCTCTGCTGAAAGTTCTAAGAACACACTGAAGAAAGATTGGGTGCGTAGGTTCACAGCATTTGCTGCTAAATATCTTGAAGGTGATCTGAAGAAAACTGAGTATTGTTTGAAAGATGCATATCTTGTGCATAAATGGGAAAAGATCAAAAGGTCTTACACGCAAGTAGAATGGATTTCTGAGTTGTCAGAAAAGAAGTTTACTGATGTAGATACACTAGGTGCAGCAGCTTGTGCTGGTGGTGCCTGTGAGATTGACTTTTAAGGAGAGTATATGAAATATCGTATTATCTGTGATACCTGCGAAGTAGAGAGTGTAGTTCATCTAATTTATGATGAACCACCTAACCACTGCCCTTATTGTGGTTCTGAACTCACCGATGATGAGATTTCAGAACATGATGCAGGATGTCTTTGTGACTAATATAAGTAACCTCAGTTGAAACACACTGGGGTTATTTTTTTATATGTCTGAGAAATATTATGGTTGGTATTATGAATTTGGTGAGTATGATCCTGAACATGCTCCAGAGGAGTTTGTAGGGTTCGTCTACAGGATACAAAACCTAGACACTAACCAGAAGTACATTGGTAAAAAACTGTTCTGGAACCGCAGGAAAACCAAGGTAAAGACCAAGGCTGGTGGAACTAAAACAAAGTATGTTACCAAAGAGTCTGACTGGAAGAGTTACTATGGTTCAAATAAACAACTTCAGGAGCAAGTCCAAGAAGTCGGTGGTGATAAATACTACAGAGAAATCTTAAGGTTCTGTAAAACTAAAGGTGACTGTTCTTACTATGAAGCAAAATATCAGTTTGAATATAATGTGCTACTAAGGGATGATTACTTTAATGAATATATCCAGTGTCGGATTAATGCGAAACATTTGAAAAGAGACGATGATGAATGAGATTAAATTGAATGTTTTTGAGGTTCTGCAAAAAGTAGCAGCAACCAAAAAGAAAGAAGAAAAGATTTCCCTTTTACGGAAGCACGATTCTTTTGCTCTTAAGTCAGTCATTCAAGGCTGCTACAATTCCAATATTAAATTACTGTTGCCAGAGGGTGACCCGCCATATACCGCCTGTGATCCCCACAACTGCCCCTCAAACCTTTTGAGGAAGGCAAGAGACTTTGCT